GGCGAAAACTGCATCAGAGGACCCATTATTCATAACAAATACGTCAGCTTTAGCTTTATAATTTCTATCCATAGACATCCAAAACTTATGCTGATGCAAATTTGTATAGCTCGTGGGGGTCGTGACGGTATAGTTATCAAAGCCCACATAGTCTTTTGATAGAGCCATCTGGTAGCCCGGCCTATTATAATTCTGCTTGGTATTACTTGCTAGACCATTTGCATTCGCAGTGGTGGTTGCAAACTTTTTATTATAGATAGGGCTTAGAGTAGAAAAGTCATGCTTATAATCAAATAAATATAAACCATCATTTGAAACTCGTGGGTCTTCTAGGATTACGAATTGACTAGTATTTCCTTTATAATCATAAATTTTAGCCATTTTATTGTACCTCCTCTAATTCAGCATCTGGAAAAAGATCTAAAAAAATCTCTACTCCTTGCTCTTTTGATGTGATAGGATTCTTATAGGTTGCTCCTTTACGTGGATCGTACGCAAATCCTTGCATCGAACCAAAAGGGCAGTTATGCTCTTCGTGTTCTTCATCATCGGCCTCTGTTAAAGGACTAAAATGTATCTCCCATAAACCCTCGGTTAAACTTACAGTTGCTAAATGGTCGTGAGTACAACGCTCTATAGCAATACTGCCGTCCTCTAATATCTGTACTTGTCCATCTTCTCCTAGGACTGGTACAGGGTAACTTATAGTATAATTGCTCAAAATTGATCTCCTTATGAGTAAATGAACTTAATGGACAGGTTAGTACCTGGCCCAGATATTATGTCAACAGTTATTTCATCCGCAGGCCCCACTACAACTCCCGCAGTAAAAGCAGCTTCAATGAAGGGAGCCGCGGGGGGTATAACAAATTGCTGAACCTCAGCACCACTTCGCACCACAGAAAATATTAGAGAGGCACCAGAAGGTTGATCAACTTGTGCTCGTATCTCATGTAATGTTATCGTTTGTTGAGGTTGAAATAACTGTGTTCCAGTTAGTGGTCCTGTAAACTGTCCGGCTCTAACCAAGTAGAACGCATTGGTTCTCTTTAAGTTATACCATATAGTTCCTTCCCACACATATAAAACGCCTGTGTCTTGTGCAAAAGATAAATCCCCTAAGTTCCCTATTGCAGGAAAAGAGTTTCTAGTTGCATATACAACGGCAGGACTAGGAGTAGGCGTAGCTTCCCAAGTATCTGTGTTCCCGTTATATTTTAATACATCCCCATTATTGGGGGTTGTTGGTATTGAAACATTAGATAGGTCTTCTAATGTATCCACATTAGATGTACCTACTATTGCTAATTCAAATTTATTTGTTCCAGTATCGTATATTAATCCTTGACCTTGAGTAGCTCCTACAGCATTCACATCTGTTAAGTCTGTTAGTGCAGCCGCGAACTCTATAGTTGTAGGAACCCACTTATCTTGATCATTGTATACTAAGTACTGCCCTTCTGTAACTCCAGTCAAATCTACGTCTGTTAATTCTGATACGGCTGTTGCTACGGTTCCGGGCTCCCACTCACTACTTGTGGAATTATACTGCAGGAATTGATTATCAGTAACTCCCTCTAGATTTACATCGGTTAAGCCATCTAAACTAAACTCATTATCTACTGCGCTCCATTGATCCCCAATAGTATTGTATACTAGTATCTGACCTGTAGTTGGAGTAGATACACTGCTACCCATATTACTTAAAGAATCAAGAGCTCGTTCAGGTATACCCGCCTCCCACTTAGAGGTACTCTCATTCCAAATTAAAGTTTGAGATGCTGTAGGAGCTACAGTAGTATCTATATCTGATAGATTAGTAGTTGCTAAAGTCCCATTTGACCATATTCCTTCAGAGTATAATAAAAGATCGTTGTTTTCAATGTCAGCTAAACTAATATCTGTTAGGCTGGGAAGAGACACATCTCCAGGAGACCAAGTACTAGTAACACTATTATACTGTAGGTATTGTCCATCTGTAGGAAATAATGTAAAAGTGTCTACATCTGTTAAATCTCCGATACCTGCAATAAGTGACGCAGTGCTATCAGAGTCAAGGTCAATATTACTAGTATTAGAACTTACTAAAAACTCGGTTTCAGATATAGCTCGTCCTATCTTTCCGAAGCCTGTAGCTCCAGGGAATAAGGTTCCATCTACAGCTACGTAGTAATTAGCTCCGGGTATAAGCCCTGATAGTGCAGAAACAAAACCAGAACCTGTAATAATAGTAGTAGTATCTCCAGCTAAGTAAGCACCCTCTGAAATACCTACCCAATCTGCGGCCTTGCTAGAAATAGATATATCATTCAAATTATAAGTTATTGCCTGATATCCTGTAGAGTATACTAATCTAGTTTTAAAGAGGGATGCACAGCTGCCTACACTTGAAGTAGTCTCACTTGCTAGTAGAATTCTCGATGCGATATCAAAAACTCTGAAGCCCTTATTAGACCCGTATGTTACAACTAAAGTTTTTTCATTGGCAGAAAGAGACTTCTGCCCATAGTCTAAGTAAGCAGACCCAGAAGTATATAAAAGTGTGCCCTCCAGCAGGCTATGAATGTATAGGTAGCCTGAATAAGTACTAGCTACAATTAAGTAATTACTATTTATTGCGATAGTATCTGCATTCGTATGAGGTACTTCTATAGTACTTACTAAATTATAGGCATAATCATATATATAAGCAGTTGCAGAATTAAACCCGTCCTGTAAGACATCATATATAAGGATTTTACTACCGTCATCAAGCATAGCTACTTGTGTACCAAAACTTCTAGAATTTACGGCAGAGGAATTAGGGTGTTCAAAAGTATGTACTAAGTCTCCTGTATACGCATTAAATAAGAACGCCCTACCTAGAGATGCATTAGTAATAGGGTCTCTATAGTTTTTGTCCCCTACTAAGAGGAAGTTTCCTTGAAAATCTATAGATTTTTGGTGATACCCAAAGCCATTTGAAGTAGTTCTAGAGGGTTCGGGGTGCTCAATTGATCTTAAGTACTCTCCAGTAGTTCCTTTATATATGTGTACCTTACCTTTTCCATTAGCATAGGGGTTCTCAGCTGCTATAATAGCTACTAAGTCACCGTTTGTGGCAACAGTATTACCAAACTGCTGGTAGATATAGCTAGTAGGAGGATATAGTACCTGTAACAATTCTCCGGAACTAGCACTATATATAAATGCTTTTCCTGTATTTGTAATTCCTGGTAGGTCAAATTCAGGATTACCTGCTACTACTAAATCTTCATATATATCAATTGATCTACCGTAGCCAGCAAGCGATATATCGGGAAAGAAGTCATTTTCGAATACTGCAGCCCCTGTTATTTCCTCCGTACCCCGTATTTGAGCCACTTTAGAGTTATTAGTTATATAGACGGGCTCGCCCGCAGCAATAGAGCCTTCAGCCTCTATATTTATAAAGTTTCCGAAAACATTTCTAGCTACTGTCCACTCAAGCGCTTCACCGTCCCATTCAAGAATATCTCTATCAGTTTTAAATACATTTGTATTTACATCAGTTAATTCATCGAGAGTTGATACTTGGGAAAAAGTTTCAGGCACCCACTGTGAGCCGTTCCAAGAAAGACTTTGCCCAACAGCTACATTAGAAATACTAACATCATTTAAGTCATTAAAAGCAAAAACATTAGAGTACCCAATATCGGTAGCTTCCCATTTTCCACTAAAAGAATTAAATACCAGAGCTTGAGTATCTTCTGGAGGTGTATCAATCAAAGATACATCGTCTAATTCAGTTATACTAGTTACAGTAGATACGAACTTACCTTCCCAGAATTGACCATTCCAGGTTAAAGCATGAGAGGGGGTAAGACCACTAGAAAAATCTACGTCGCTAAGGTCTGGCATAGTAGATACGCCAGAAATACTGCCCAATATTAATAGTTGTTGACTATTTGTTGCAATACCTACTAAGCCATAATCAGTTGTATCTGTCGTTAGTGTACCGTCAAAGTTCGCGTAGTAATAGGTAGCAGGAACTAATCCTGAGTATACGAATGGAGTAAGCCCCCCAAGAATAACAACTTCCCCAGTCTCTCCTTGAGTCATAGTACCCGCTGCGATACCTATCCACTCACCTGCATCAGAACTAATAGCAGATTCACTTACATCGAATAGATGTACAGCTCCACGATCAATTGCAGGATTTTGCTGACTACCAGCGCTGAGATCACTATAAGGAGCGCCTGCTATAGCTTTTCCTGCGGGGGTTATAGCAACAGCCGCTCCCATTCTTTCTCCGGAAGGAGATACATTGTATCCAGGGTTATCAAAACCTCCATAATAAACAGGGGGAGTAGCATTAGAGTATACATGAATTTTTCCGGAATCAGGATAACCATCTTTGCCAGTTTCTGAGCCTATTACTATCTGGTACTCCCCAATAGCTACGGAAACGCCAAACCTATCACCTATTGCTTCTGGGCTTTGAATAGTATGTAGTAGGGCCCCTGTAGTAGCTGAAAAGATATAAACTATGCCTTGATTTGCATTGTATCCAGGTGCTCCGACTATTATTTTTTCTGGCCAGTAAGCTAGTACTGTTCCGAAGCCTTCTGAATCAATATTAGGATTTACTAAAGTTGCGATACTAGCAGTAGTTACACGATTTCTTATATAGATTCTACCAGTACTTAGAGTACCTCCGGTGTCCTCGGAGGGAGCAGAAATAATTACGGACGAAGGCGTGATACTAACTACAGAACCGAAAGCATCTCCAGCGGGGGTACCCTCATCGTTAGAATTTTCAAATATTTTACTAGGAGGAGCAATTGGCCATTCCTCTTCCTCTATGTCATAAGGGTAGCCATCAAGGTCATTAAAATCATATAAATAGGCTCTTCCCGTATTAAAGCTAGTAGGGCTATCGTAGCCGGGTGACCCGATTAAAATGGCAGTGTCATCTATAGATACAGACGCTCCGAAGTTGTCATTTGCATTTTGATTAAAGGGGCTAGGTATTATGTATACTAAACTACCCGTAGATATTCTAAAAACATATACTATTCCTGTCTGCACGGCTCCATTTATTGTTCCCTTAGGCGCACCTACTGCTAGGTAATCTCCGTAAATACTTATAGACTCTCCAAAGTATTGATTGGAAACATCTGCAATAACTTGGTAGCCCTCACGCGGGGGATAGAAAGTTCTAACAGGAGAGTTAGTAACTGCATCATATACAGTTACAACTCCGAAGTAACTTCCAACACCCTGTGCTGAGACTCCTGGAGCAGAGACTGCGTAATAATCACCCTGATGTGTAATAACTGAGCCAAATAACGCATAGTTACTTGGTACAGGTGCAGGTATACTTGCAAGGAATGCGCCAATAGATACTTCTACATTTTTAAATTGTCCTGTATTTCCATATAGTACTATGCTTCCTTCAGTTATATTTTCGGAAGCTACTCCTGTAATTCTCTGTCCTTCAGGTAAATCTGCTGGTCTCCATGTTGCCCCATCGAATTGTAGTACTTGATCTTCTAAAGGTGGGATAGTATCTAAGTCTACGTCTGTTAAATCATTTATTATAGCTACATTACTAGACCCCGTAGCTGCATTAACCCATGACTGGGCTACTCCATTCCAAGTTAGAACTTGCCCTGACTGAAGTAAATTAGGTACTGGTAAAAATACATCATCCAGCTCTCCAATATTTGAGACCCCGCCAGAAACTGCGCCTGTTACCCAGCCTGAACCATTCCAAACTAATCCATCTCCAACTTGTGGGGTAACACTTGTTACGTCGTTTAAATCATTAAGTACATTTACTTGATCAGCAGTATTAGACTCTACGTCACCTGTTATAAGTAGTGTATTTGGACTAAGCGCCTTTCCTATAATTCCATAAGGAGAAAGTGTGAGGGTATATCCTCCGTCTACTTGCAAATAATAATTACTGCCTGCTTCCAATCCAAATAAATTTTTTGCTACTCCTCCGAATAGAGTAACGTTCCCAACCTCTCCATCATCAATATCTTCAAACGCTATGCCTATCCATGCGTCAGCATTGGTGGTAATTTGAGAATCAAAAGTTACAACAGCGCCGGAATTAAAATCACTACTAATTGTATTTCTAACATAGGGAGTACCTACATGGTATAAGTCATTAAAGCCCTGACCTCCAATAGCTACTGAGTAACCGAACTGCTCATTAGTAGAGTCCCCATATATATTAGGATTAGAGAAGATAGCTTCTAATTGACCTGAAGTAGCGTCCAGTAAATAAGCTTTACCAGCATTAGTATACTTCCCGCCAACATAGCCCTGCTCTTCATAAGTTGCTCCAGCTAAGAGCTTGCCCTCTTTCATATCTACGGACCAACCAAATCGATCTCCGTTTGTAGGGTTATTATAACTATTAGGATTAGTAATTACAGTTCGGAAATCTAGTGTATTCAGATCCCATATAAATACTCTACCCTGGTCGTTCCCCTCAGGGTAATCTGTATCCGAATCATAAGATCCGATAGCTAAAAGATTTGGATAAACTTGATCCCACTTTAAAGCACTTGCGAAATTATAACTATAGCCGCCACCTAATCCAGGATTTGCTATATAGGCTACTTGTACAGGATCGATTTCCTCGTCAGAAATATCAAATATATATACGCCACCTTTGGTAGAACTTGGCCCTTCGTTCTTGCTCGCAACTGCAAGGTATTGTCCAGTACTATTTAAAGCTACTTTCGTACCAAACTGGTCATTATATGAGCCGCCGGTCTCATTAGGATTTGTTATAATATGAGGAAATTGAGCCTCGCCAACAGCAGGAGACGGATTAACTATGTATACTACTCCGCTATTGATAGCTATGTTGCCAGAATCAAAGGGAGCTCCGACTGCCAGTCTTTCACCTCCAAGAGATATTGAGTGTCCAAATTGACTGTTATTGGGGCTATAAGACTGTACGGACCCAAATGTTGCTAGGCCGGGGTGTACTACTTGGCTAGTTATAGCATTAGTAGTACGATTATAAAGATATACTGCTCCAGTATTATAGTTTGCTCCTGAATCTTCGAAAGGTGCACTAATCGCAAATAAGTTGCCATATATTGCTAGGCTAAATCCAAATCTATCATTTGCTGGGGAGGCATTTATATTATTATTATTAATAGTTGCTTCTAGAAATCCAAGCGCATTATATACATATACTTTACCCGAGTCCAGTTCCCCTGTCTCATCTTCTCTATCCGCCGATACGAGCAGCTTATCAGTACTTGCTGCCATACTGTATGCAAAAAAGTCATTTGAAGCAGTACCAAAAGGAGTTGGATTTTCTTTGTACCAGGCCGGCTGAAAAGGAGACTGGCCTGTTCTACTAACAGAGCCATTCAAATTGATAGAAACTACCTCTCCCTGTAAAATGTCTCCTTCGGCTATAAAGTCTTCAATGCCTCCTGAGTGCCCGTTTCTAGGGTACCATCTATTAATGGAGGAATCCCAGGTAAGTACTTGTAACTCTTTAGGAGGGTAAGAAATAACATTGACATCTACTAAATCGCCAATGAAAGCTGCGACAGCAGTACCAGTAGGTCCAGGAACCCATTTAATTCCATCCCAAAATAAGCTTTCTCCGGATGCTGGTACATTTCCTCCCGTACTTGTATCTACATCTCCTAAAGAGCCTAAACTAATTGTATCAAGACTGGGGGACCCAGGTCTAAAGACGGAGTCAATAGCATTCCATACTAGTGTTTCACCCTCTAAAGGATTATTGCCAAGACTGGTAATGTCTACCTCATCTAAACCGTCTAAACTTGTTACTGTAATGTTCGCAATGAGTTGAGGTTCCCACTTACTTGTAATAGAGTTATAAGCTATTACATCGGCCTCAGTTGGGGCCTGGGTTTGTAAATCTACATCTGTTAAATCATCTAGCGAAGCAACCCTAGATACCGCACCTGGAAACCACTTATCCTCCGCAAGATTATAAACTAAAACATCATTATCTAAGGGCGCAGTCAGTTGCAGGTCTACATCTGTTAAATCATCAAGTATAAATACATTTGAAGTTCCAGTCTGTTGAGGTATCCATTTATCTAAAATAAAACTATAGACTAAAGAGTCTCCGTGCTCTAACCCCGCAGTATTAACGTCGGTTAACTCATTAAGAACAAGAGATCCTTGGGGAATATAATCCGCAAGAGCCCAATTAGCTCCAGTCCATTGTATACTTTGACCAGGAGTAGGGGAGGCTACAGAAGTATCTGTGAGTCCCCCAAACGTAGTAATATTACTATATCCAATTGTTTTTGGAGACCATCTATTATTTGCACTATCCCATACTAATCCTTGGTTATTAGCCGGAGGCGTAGAAACAGTATCCACATCTCGAATATCGTTTAAGTAGCTTACACCGGTCTCAGCGCTTACTACGTTACCTGTAATTAAAAGCTCAGTTTCTGCGGTAGCTTTACCCAAAACTCCGTAGTCTGTTTCGACAAGAGTTAAAAAGCCTCTACCGTCTAAATAATAGTTTTTATTAGTTTCCAGTCCTGATACAAATTTATTAACAGAACCTACTGTTGTAACAAGTACATCTTTATTGTCTGCTACTAGTCTATCTTCTTCTACTATACCTACCCAATTGTCTGCATTACTAGTTAAGTATGAAGAACTTGAAAAAGTATGAATTTCTCCTACCCCTGCAATATTTAAGCGAGGAGCTCCAATAATAGTATAGTCATTAGTTACTGCAAGACTGAAGCCCCAATTAAGATTAGTGTCTGTAGGATTCTTAAACTCATTTAAGAAGCTCCCAGTGTTTACATCAAATATGTAAACAGTACCCCAGCTAGTGCCTATCGTTCTTTCATCAGTAGCTGATGCTACTATATAGTCGTTAGATATAGCTACTGCATTACCAAACTTATCCGCTCCTCCTGATATATTCCTATCTGGATTTGTTATAGTGTAGTTAAAGTCTCCTGTGACAAGGTTATATACAAATATTTTACCCCCGTTTGTATTAGGAGCTCCTATAACTAGCCTACCACTAGTTGATATACCCATCGAAGTACCAAAGTTTCCTTCAAAATTATTCGGGCTGGTTAAGGTATATAGTAATCCGGCTGTAGCTGCTTGATATATTCTGACTTCATTATTTAAGGGATGACCTATAGCTATGTAACCAGAAGCACCTACAGCTACAGACTGGCCCCATCCTGTAATAGAAGGAGTAGGACTTTGAATAGAGTGTAGTAGGTTGCCTGTTGCAGGGTTGAATATATAAACAACCCCCGTATTATTATCAGATAAATTTATAGGCTCTTCAGTTATAGCTGAGACAACAATATAATCGTTGGTAATTTGTACTCTATTACCAAATTGGTCATCTAGAGTGGACGTAGATAGATTAGGATTTTCAATAGTTTCTGATAATGTAAATCCAGGTAAATCATATATATAAATTCGTCCAGCATTGCTATTATAGCCAGGAGCACCTACTACAAAGAAATTGTCTGAGATAGATACTGATTCACCAAATTTTGTTGCAAGCCCTGGAGTTGGATTAGTAATGACCTGTAACAGTGAATTAGTAGAAGTATCGTATATTTCAATTTTACCCCCAGTAGTGGAGTTTTCAAACCCGGGAGCTCCAACAATATAGTAGTTATCTGAAACGTATACCGATTTTCCATAGTAGTCAGAAGCTTCAGAAGGAGTAGCTGTTGTGGTAAATAAGACTGATTCAGAACTAGAAATTTCAGCTACTTTCTCTACCTTTCCATCTGACCGAAGAGCAACTATATCTCCTAAAGCTAAGTCTTCATGAGGTACATAGTGTGCCAAGCCCTGACGCTCTGTAGGTCTCCATTGTCCTGTGGGCTCATCGTACTCTAGAGTATTTCTGCTCTGTGGAAGAACAGTTTGAAGGTCTACATCGCTTAAGACAGTTAGACCGATATCAATTACTGCCCCTTCTACGCTTCTAGTAATCCACATCTGTGTTTCTGGATCCCAGGATATAAAGTCCGCAGTATACGGATTTTCGAGGTTAACATCATCTAGATTTTCTAGTTTGAGCCCAATTCCATAACCGTCATCATTATTAAGTCGAGTTGTTATAAAACCACTGCCCGTCCATTTTACAAATCTTGAAGTATTTGCTGTTCCAATAGGAACATCCGTAAAACCTGCGGAAGGAAATTGATCTAGATCAAATACATTTAAGGCATTAAGATCTTCTAAGGCTCTTGGTATTTCAGTACTGTTCCAGCTACTACCGCTCCAAATCAGAGCATCTAATGTAGATGGGCTAGCGGCATTAACATTTAATAAATCGCCAATCTCATCGGGAAAATTCTGAGCAGTCCACGCCGAACCATTATAAACAAGACCCTGGCCTGAAGTAGCATTAGCAACACTAACATTAGAAAGATTTGTAAGCTCTAAAGTGTTTACATTCTTGATAGTCTCAACTATATCTTTTTGTACCCACTGTCCGTTATTGCCTGCTAGTACCGAATTTTCTGCGACAGTACTATAATCAAAATCTTGTAAATCGTCAGCAGTCCAGGAGGGGGTTATGTTCTCCATTCGAATACCAAACTCTACATTATCTACATATCGAAGAATTTGGCCTATATCACGATCTTCTATACGAACATCAGTTAGTGAATCAAGTGAAGTTGCAAGTTGAAGATCTTTAGTTGTCCATTTTTCAAGTTCTGCATCCCATACTAAAAGCTCTCCATCTCGAAGCAATCCTGGTTCAATAACTGTATCTTTTAATTCATCTAAGCGAATATTTACTTCTATGGCTTTATCTACGCTTTCTCCGAAAGTGATAAAATCCCCGTGCTCTAAAATATCAATATTCTTGTTTACAGTAATATACAAAAGATTAATATCTATGCTCGTAATTTTAGGCGCACTAGTAAGTCTTGGTGAGATTACATAATCACCAATTTTTACTTCGTCATCAATTTCGGACTGAAACCTTATGAGGGTCCCATTTGTTTGCCCCTTCGAGGCTTGATTTTCAAAGTATACTTCCTGTCCTACAGATAAGAGCTCGGCGGCGCGAGTGGGATTGGTAATATTAACAGAGTCATTACTGCCGCTGTCAACCCCGTATATATAGACGTATTCAACCTCACCAAGCTCATCGTATGCTATAATATTCATACCCGAGTCGACTAAGGGAAGACGAGGCTCTGTGAAATTTATTGTTACTCCGCCAGCACTAAAAGAAGCAATAGTCATAGGGCCTATGGGACCCACGTCTTCGTCATCAAGAACTAAAGCGCCCTCTCCTCCTGTGGTCTTTACAGGTATAACTACATTAAAAGTTATTACTTCTCCTGGGATTACTTGAATTGGGTAGGATACTGTGAAACTTAAGCGATCTGCCGAAATACCCGTAATAACAGGGTATTCTGTAATGCTTGATACGTATACTGCAACGCCCGGTACGACTCCTTCCGGAAGAGCAGGTTGTGTAAGAATAGTATCATATTCTCCTGGAGACATAGTAGGAGATACTACTATTCCTTCTGTACCTTGTACGTTTTGAATAACAGGAGCTGTACCAAAAGCACAAACAGCTCCTTCAGGAATTGACACTGAGCGCGAAACCGTAACAGATAAGCGATCTTCGGCAATTGATAGTATAATTGGAAAAGGTTTTGGTAATAGGGCAACGTTCTGTACAATGTCACCTGGATGAACATTCCCTGAAATTACTTCAGTAAACCCAATTATTGTACTATTAGTATAAGTTTGATCAACAATACCTTGCCCTGTCTTAATTGCGTCATCTATACTATCTCCCTCTTCAAGAGGAGGAATTACAACAGTATCGCCATCTTCTGTTTCAACAGTTCCCTCACTACTTCCCCCATCAGGAAGAGGCCCTACGGGGGAGCCCTCATTATTGCCACCACCACCAGTACCACCTCCAGAGACAGTACCAGGTACCCATTTCGCCGCCTCGCTATTCCATACTAGTGCCTGACCATTTATTGGAGCAGTAGCTGTTGTATCTACGTCGGAAAGACTGTTTAAGTTTCCTGCAATTGAAATAAAACTATTTACCCACTTTTGAGTGGTTCCGTTCCATACTAGTGCCTGACCAGTTATAGGGTTGGTCCCTATAACTGTATCTGGGAGCGCGGAGATTGGAGGTACTGACGGCGCATTTGGTACCCATTTTTGACCTTGCCACTGCAAAAAATGGCCTGTGGATCTAGGGTACGATTCATCATCCATATCAACATCTAAAAGGTCTTCTAGTTTAGAGGTTAATTCGAGGGACTGAGACAACCATTTTCCGGCTTCGCTTGAATAAGTAAGCACATGTCTATCTTGCGGAATTAGGATATTAACGTCATTCAGCTCATTAATGCTTACGCCGATTTCGGCAATAATATCATTAATAAGTTTTGGAACCCATTCTGTATTAAAGTCGTCCCATGCAAATAAATGAGAGCTTGGAATACCCGTATTGTAATTAGTAAAAGTATCTACATCAGAAAGATTATTAATTTCTCCCTGTACCTCTGCGTAGGCTGGAACCCAATTTTGTTTATTAGTATTCCACTGCAAAAATTGCTGAGACTGAGGAGCTACAGATTTTGTGTCTACGTCTTCAAGCTCATTTAAGCTTTTGGGTACACCACTAACATCTGGGTTTGGCTCAATATCTCCAGTAACTAATACTTTATTACCTGCAACAGCTATTCCTATAGCACCACTGCCCACATCACTAGTACGTAGAGACCCTCTATATATACGAGAGTTATCAATATAAATTTTGGTTCCTGGTACTAGTATTCCCCCAATACCCCCTGCAAAAGAGGTTGCCTCGGAGGTTCCACCAAGAATAGTAATTTGTCCAGTATTCCACTCAGGATAGCCACTCTGCGGGTTAATAGGAGAGCTAAAACTTTCGTCTGCTATGCCGAACCAATCTCTAATATTAGTTATAGGATTAGTACCAAAAGTAATAGCTTTAATACCGCCTGACTGAGTTAGAGGAATAAGCATACGGCTTTCCTCTTTATTAGTTAGCAATACAGGCCATAGTTGGTCTGTAATCAAAAATTCAACGTTAGAGTCATCGGAAGCTTTAATTGCATCGTCCGTATCTACAATAGGGTAGCCGCCGAATTCGGAGAAAGTAAGAAGCGTAGAGTGTAAAGATACATTCCCGAGTTGGTCTTCTCTTCCCCATACAATAGTAGCACCTCGGGTGTCTTGAGACCCTATAATTGCTGGATCTAT